GGTGTCATCCCCTCTTCCATTGCAACGGCTTTGAACACGTTGACATAAGAAAAACGAACTTTACCGGTAACCACTTTTTCACTAACTTTGGCCATCTTGGCCTCCTTGTTTACTTGTTCGAGAGCCTTTAAAAAGGGCGGCTCCCAATACCCTACTTACGCAAAATCTTCTCTGACTTTTGAGGGCACCAGTTTTGGTTCCCCTGCCGGCTTGACAATCAGGTCACCAAGAATATCTTGGAGGTGCCCTTTGCCTACCTGCTTTTCCAATTGTGCCACAGATTTTAAACTGGGTGTGGTGAATATATCATCAAACCCTGCTTTCTGCAACTTTTTCGCCGCATCCTCTTGCGCCTCTATTTTACGATTTGTGCTTGTCTGCCCCAACTCGTAACCTGTAGGCACTATGCCATGATCCGTTGCTTGTGTCAACATGTAATCTTCAACATCGGAAAGCCACTTGCGTGTCTTAGCCGCGTCTGAGAGTATCTTTATCAACTCGGTTTCTGACAAGAGTGCTGGCGCCTTGAAATCGGCCGCCGCGGCCACGTTGTTAAAGTCTGCTCGGGCCCTGCACTGTGACTTGGCTCGACAGAATTGACAGTGGCTTCCTGCCATGAACTCCCCTTGGCCTGCGTGTGCCTTTTTGGCTTTGGGTTTTACTACATGCACGGCCCAATCTTGCAAACTTTCTAACGTCACTGTTTCGGTGGTGATGCTGTCCAGTCGGGGTTGGTGAATGGTGTATTCAACGTGGGTGATGTTTGGGTGTTCATCCTTGTACTTGTACCAACCACCAAGGCCATACAGCCTCAGTTGTGGGTTGTCCGCGGCGTCCACCGGTACCCCCTTGCCGAATTTCAGGTCGATTACTCGAACCTTGTTCTCGCTCATTATGACCACGTCGGCTGTGCCGAAGCCGTCAGGAACCCACTCGCTGAAGTCCACTCGTTGCTCAAAGTAAGGGGTGTCACCCTCACCAATTTGCGAACGAACGTAGAGCACGTAGTTGTCTACGTGCGCCTCGAACTCTTCGTCGTAGTAAGGTGTTGCCTTGACCTCTGCAATCGCCTCGTTGTACTCCTTGGCCGTCATCTGTCCAAAATGCCGGCGTAGCTTGGCCTCTGCCATGGTGTGGGCTGTGGTGCCCTCTTGGCTGAAGTCAAACGCGCCGGCTTTTCGTTTAGGTTCGGGGAGTGAGGCCTCTAGTCGCGCGCTTGGTGTACATGACATCCAACGTTTGGACCCTGAGGCACTGAGTAGTGCATGTGTAGCGATGATGCTCTCCTTTATGCAAAGGTGAAAAAAGCCCCTCTAGGGGCTTACGAAACGTCGGAACTTATTGCTAAGTACCGACGTATTGTTACGCCGCTTTTTTGAGCGCCGTAATCAAGTCGGTAACTGCACCAGAAAAATCCAACACGACGTCCGCCTTGACTTCAAGCTTACTGCTCTTGTCGTCGCGGTAGTCAGAGGGGAATTGACCCCTCAACGCGATTTCAGCCACCCTGCTGTTAAAGGCCTTGTTCTCCACGTTGGCAAGCAACTGGGTTTCCCAGTAAGCCTGTGAGTGGGTGATGGCCATGTCCAGTGCTTCAGCAAACTCTGGGTGGTTTTTCTTGAACGTCTGCGCGGCCGCGGAACTGATTCCGACGCTTGCAAACATCATTTTTTGGGACGCGCCTACCTTGCCCAACTCTATCAGTTGGTCGCACATCTCCGGTTTAAACTCGTATTTGGATTTCGTTGCCATGGTGTATACCTTATATTCAAGGCCTAAAAAGGCCTTTCCTATATAGAATTACCCATTTTGAGAGGGCTTTTCGACCTTCTGCACCTGAGTATTTGCGTCTCGCACCTGCGCACGGGCCTTGGCTTCACGCAGGGCCTCGTTTACCACTAATCGCGTTACTGCTCCGGCCATTTCCTGAATGCGTTGCTCTTTTGGTTTTACGCCCAAAGATGATAATAAATTTGTTGCTTCGTTTGCCATTATGCTAATCCTTTTGTTTGCTGTTCTCGAAACCTGCGTAAATCCCGCAGTATGAAATCCCTCTCGTCTTCATTCTCAAAGTGCCATATTGACAGCACGTCTTGATCTTTGTCGAACGTGGGGTGTTTAGCCTCAACTTGGATGTCTATTGTAGGCCACCCATGTTTGACATATTCTACTATGTACCCGTTCACAATTTTAACTCCTTTCGTATTTTGGCGACGGCCGCCGCAAAATGATACCGCCAGTACTTTTGGGTCACAGCCAAGTCATGGTAGTTATACCCTGACAAATGCGCCTCAATGATTTCCCTTTGTTGTGGTGACAGCTTCTCGGCCACGACGTTGTACACGTCTTGGATGGTGTCTGGCCCCCACGGCGCCCACCCTGCGCCGCCGGTAGTAGGTTCGGAGGACGAATCCTCGTGCTCAAGAGGGTCCGGCTCTTCGTCTGAAAGGCGTCGAATTGTGGCGTTTACTTTGATCATTGAAGTTTGAGCGCGTTCATTAACGCGTTTTGCATGTCGATCTTTCCTTCTAGCACGAACATGACCTGACTGTCAATACTTTTTTGCATGGTCAGGTGGTGAATAATTACAGGCTTTTCTTGCCCCTGCCGAAACAGGCGCGCGTTGGCTTGTAAGTAGTCTTCACTGGACCATGGCAGGTCGAACCAAACAATCTGGGCCGTGTCACCCACGTTGCACTGCAGGTTCAGGCCGATGCCCACGCTTTTAGGGTGGCAAAGTAGCACTGAGACCTTACCAGAGCGCCATAGAGCGATTGTTTTCTCGTCGTCAGGGTCAAGTAGCACCGCCTCAGGAATCGCGCCCTGAAGCCGTTTTAGGCTGTGTTTAAAGTTGTAGAACACAATCGTGGGTGTGTCGTCTAACATGTCGGTCAGGTATTCCAGTTTTGTGTCGTGGATGTGCACCACCTCCTTTGTTTCAGAATAAATGGCCCCTGCGGTCATTTGCAGTAGCTTGCCCGTGAGCACACCGGCCGACGCCGCGGTCAGTGTCTCCTCTTCAACCTCGACCACCATATCCTTGCGCATGGTGTTGTAGGCCTGTTTGGGGCCCTTCTCCCACTCAATGGTGTGCACGATGTCCTGACGCGGTGGCATGGTCAGGTAGTCCTCCTTGCGCAGGGACACACAAATGTCCCCAATTAGGGCGTCAATCTGCTCTTTTGCGTTTGGTTTTAGCTTCCAACTCCAGACCATGCCGGTCCTACGATCTCGGGTGTCTGGCTCGAAGAACTTCTCCTTGTAGGAAGTCATCGATTTCCCGAGTCGTTGGCCCAAATCCAATATGCCGACTTGGGTCCATAGGTCTAGGTACGACTTTGGGGTCGGTGTTCCTGTAAGTATGTACCTGTGCTCGAAGTTCTTCAATTGTCCCTTCAAGGTCTTCCATCGTTTCGAGGATGGATTCTTGAACCTGCTTGACTCGTCGATCACTAATGTCTTCCAACGCGGCAATGAGGCTTGCTCGAACAGCCATACCACGTTCTCGACATTGATCAAATACGCGGTCGAATCGCTCTGCAACGCTTTCAACCGCTCCTGTGGGCTTCCCACAATGAGGGCAAACTTCATCTTCTCTGTGTGCGTCCAATTTTCTGCCTCCTGTTTCCAAACATTTTTAATGACAGCCTTCGGGCCAATGATCAGCGTCTTGCCCTCAAGTTGGCTGAGTATTGTCAGGGTTGTTATTGTCTTGCCCAACCCCATGTCCATCAGCAAACCCATGTGGGGTTTGGCCTTGCTCTCCCCAACTAACCGTTGTTGGTAGGGGTGTAAATTTTTTAATGTCAACATCAATAGCCTGCTCTTTCCCTTGCTGTAACGTCGTTAACAATGCGATGGCGCGTTGGACGAGTGATGTAGGTATTTGCAGGGTCGCCAAGTGGGGGCGGTCGTGCACCTCCATTATTCACCTCCTTTATCTTTTCGTGTGTCCAGTCCGCAACCTTGTATAACTCGTCTTGTGTTGCGTTGGACTTGATCATGTTTGCTTTGTTGCTTAACCATGCGACGTTGCCTTTCACGTAACCCTTTTCTGGAATGATGCGGTCCAAACTTGGTGAATCTGGACCGCTTGACCCAACAGTGCCTGACTGCCCAAACCCCCAAAGAATTTTGGTTTTGAAGATTGGGCAGTAGTCAGGCGCGATCGCACACAGGTAGTTGTGATCCAACTCAAATGGAATACCTGCGGCAATGGCGCGTCGTTTAACGTTGAACATTGTTTTGGCAATGTGGATTCGTTTTTTGGCCTCGTGGGCTTCGTCGTCGGTCATAGCAGGTCAACGAATTCGTCTACCTCTTGCTCGCTCATCAAGACGTGCGTGAACACCCCCTGACTCAGAAGCACCTTGTGTATGAACTCCTGCTTTGCGCTTAGTTCTCCCTTTGGGTCTTTCAACTCCACTGGGATTATCTGGCCCTTGTAGAACACTAGCCTGTCCGGCACCCCCGTCGTCGATGGGCTTACCCACTTCAGGCAAAGGCCCCCCTTCTCCTTGACCTTTTTTACCAGTCTTTGTTCGATTTTCTTTTCGTTTTGCAATCTTGGCAACCTCCACTAAACAGGCCGTGAACATTTGACGCACCAACCATTCGGTCAGGTACGCCCGTGACTCTTCTCCAAAATCCTCCACATCTTCGCCAATGTGTTCGAGCACACGCGCTACCACGTGTGTGGCCTCATGCGCCACAACACTGGCCAGCAGGGCCGCGTTGTCAACACACTCGACCAAGTTGAACACCACGATGACAATCGCCTCTTTTGTTGTAGAGAAGCTGTGTGTCTCCGCGATGCCCAACTCAAGTGGCGCCATCTCTGGTTGTGCCGCAATGCCGTGGTCTTTCAGCACCTTGTAAAAAGCCTGTGATGTAAAGCACATCTTTACAGGCACCGGAAAGAAACCTACGTCAACATGAAAATATGCGTTGCTCAAAATATCTCCTCGCGTTCAAAGTTGCTGATACTGTCCACGTACTTCTGTGCTTTTGGTTTCAGCTTCAAACCAAGGTACACGTTGGTCAACTCGCCCTCGATGCGCACTCTTGCGGCCGTCACGCGATGGTCCTGCGTTGCCGCAAGAAACCTGCGCTTGAACGCCATGTCACTTCCGGGCGGTATGTTCTTTGCGGTGGCCCATTTGCGCCAACACACGAACACGTCGTCCTTCAACGAATGCGCGTCTAGGTCGTAGTCCAGTGCGTCTGTCACGAACGACCCGATGGGGTTACCCAACTCCTCCATCAACTCCAGTAACTCGCGCCCTGTTGTTGGTTGTTGGAACCTTTGACCTTCGCGTGCCATGCGACGTTGCTGTCCTGCAATGGCCCAGTTAAAAATGGCAGGCAACTCTTTGGCCAACTTGTCGGCCAACATGGTGTCCTCTTTGCCATAGAAACTATTGCTCATCTTCAGCACGATCATCCTGCCCGTCAAGGCGTTGGAGTTTTCCGTCAACTGCAAGGCCTCGTTCGAGTAGATCACGATACGCGTCGGCAAATAACCGCTCCAAGCTTCCTTGTTCTTGCGGTTCACTGTCACTGTGTCGCCGCCCACAATCCTCAAGAGCTGTGAGACAACTGCACCACGATTTCTTTCCGGAGCACGGGCATCCGTAAAGGAGGCGAGTAATTTGCCAAGCCATGGCTGTAGACCGAACGTGTCGCATAGTTCATCCAATTGTGGCGCCACTGTGTTGTGTTGCCCCAAGAGGCTCACGAGCACCTTGTTGATCGTTCCCTTGCCTGACCGGCGCGGTCCAATGATGTTGAAGAATTTCTGCTGTGATGAATCACCACTCAGAATATAGCCGAACATCTCCTGCAGGCACGTAATGCTCTCAGGGTCGTCGTTCCAAATGTCCTGCAAGAAACGCTCCCATGTTGGGCACGTCGCGTCAGGGTCATAAGCAAACGGCAAACTGTTCTGTGTGAAGAAACCCAAACTGTGTGGGATCAACATGTTTTGCTCAGTGTGAAAAATGCCGTTCTCAAGTGACACCAGTTTGCTTGGGTCTGGTCTGTCCTTACCATACCCCTCAAGCCACACCGGTGGTTTGGTGTTGGCCGTGTTGGGCAGGTGGGTGACTGCGTGCACCGCGTCTAGGATCGCAGACACGTGCGCAGGCGTCGGATTGAACGGCATCAGGTTCTGCTTCTTGTCGTACTTCTTGCACCGGTCTAAGAACGTGTACAGCATGGAGCGCACTGTGGCCTCTTCAATGTCTTGGTAGTGTGTACCCTTGTACTGGAACATGTCGTTCGCGTACGTGGTCAATGACGTGCCTTCCTCGCACGTGAACTGACTTGCCAAGAACTCTTTGGCGTGGTTCAGTGGACCGCCCGTGAGCACCTTGTCCCCGTTGGCCACCACCGCGGCCTCTTTGGTCTTGTTGACCTTGAACACCAGTGAACGCAGTGTGGTGCCGCCAGTGCCGCCGAAGCTGTCCCACTTGGCCGCGCACTGCCCTGCCGCGTAGGACCCACAGGCCCCGTCTGCGTCGGACCACCGGTCCCACAACTCTAGTGCCTCGTAGTCGCCACCGAACTGGTGGTGCAGGGCCATGCCCACCGCCAACCATTCTGTGTACCCACAGTCAGGGTCCAACTGTGTCAGTAGGTCGGTTTCTACGCGGGCCAAGTCCCACCCGTCAAGGGGTGGGCTGTAGTCTGCAAACGAATCACCTGATCGGTAACTTCTACGCGCAGGCACAATGTGTTGCAGGTCCTGTTCCTGATCGGGAATGTTGCCCCCTAGTGTGTGGCCTGTCACTGTGAAGTAACGGCCCTTTGGGTATATCTCTAAACCCTTCTCGTGGTCAACGTGCGCGGCGTGTAGCTGTGCACGTGTAAAGATTTTGATGCCGGTGCCTGAGGGGCTTACTTCTGCGTACCCCAAAACTGCGTCTTTAATGGCTTGCGCTTCAGGCGTAAGAGACGTTGGACCCTGAACGGCATCCACGCAGTCGTCCAAGTCAATGCCCATGATGCCGTCGCTACCATCAAAGACAAAGCCAACACCATCGAAGCGGCCAGTTTGATAAGCTTCTTGTGCATGGAGAAAATCACACCATGTTGTTGGGTTTGTGGAACTTGCTGACGACCCATTTGATTGCAGTGGTAACTTTGACCACCGCTTGTTCGACCCTTCCCCAACCTCGACCAATCTCCAAAGAACCCAACGGGAGATTTTCTTGAGGCTGATCGGGATGTTCTCGAATTGAACCGCTAATACTGTTGGCTTGTTCATGTGCCTCTACCTTTATGATGTTTCCAAGTGGTGAATTTATATTTTGTCTTTTACCCTTGGCCATCTCGGCCAAGTGTTTGCGATCGCAGTTTAGCACACGTGCCGCTTCACGTAAAGAGGAGTATTGCAAAACCATTTGGTTGCGTGGGTTGCCTTTGTATTCAACTTGTACTCTCACTCTCATTTGTGCACCCCTCTCACAACCTCAGACGCAATCTCGCGCGCCTGTTTCATTTCCATCAAACTCATTTCGGCCTCTTTAATTTGCTCGTCCATTTCGTTGACGATGGCCTGCCCGTACTTCTCTGCGGCCTCGTGCGCTGTCATGTCTTGCTGTATGACCTTGTGCATGATGCTGTTGTCTTCTTCCGCCTCCCTGTACCCAAACTGCACGATGCCCTGCATCTCTAGTATGGTGATCACCACCATAGGCATGACTAGCACGATGGCCAGTGCTGTGATCGGGTCCAAAAAATATCCGACCACCGACGCCAGTATGGCGCCAAATAAATAGATTGAGTAAATTATTTTTTTCATCCGATTTCCTGACACATTTTTAAAGCCTCGATAACCAACTCGTTTATGTTGGCCAGTATTTGTTTGCTGTCTGCCTCGTATTTGTAGTGCAGGCGCAGTTGTTCTGATATGTCCAGTAGCGCAAAAATCGCGTCCTGCCCGTGCAGTGCGTGCCGCAGTTTGTCCTCGTCGTCGGGGTACTCAAACTCAAGTATTGCCTTCATTTGCTTGCTCCTTTTTGTTTAATGCCTTGGTCCAAACACGAATGTAATTGCAGTCTGCTTTTGCGGGACACTTTTCGCAGTCTGGTTTTTGGCCGCTTGTATTGTCCCCCCTGTTGCGGTATATGTACAGTGCTTTTTGCAGTCTGTAAATTGGAAACTTCTCGGCAATCTGCATAAACAGGTCGCCGTCTTCGCAGGTCTTTATGATGGCAATTTTCTCGTTGAACCCTTGAATGTATTTAAACACCTTTGCGCGGTACATACCAAAGTGGCGCCACCCGTGTTGGTATAACTTTTCACTGTCATACGTTGGGCTTGCTGAGTAGTACTCGACCTCGTTCTTGATGCTGACCTGCACCATGTCTGAATAGATCAGCATGGTGTCTGGCCGCGCCTTAAACGAATTGACCATCTCTTCAATAGCCCACCGCTCTAGCATGTCGTCGCTGTCCAAGTGGCCAATCAAATCCCCCGTGGCTAAGTTGGCCAGTATCTGCCTTGTTCGGTTGATTCCTTTATTGACCTCGTTTCGGCCGACAAGAATTCTATCGTCGTCCTGTGCCAGTGCGTTGGCTAATTCGTAACTGCCGTCTGTTGACCCGTCGTCTTGAATTAACAACTCCCAGTCCTCATACGTTTGGTTTTGCACGCTCTCAATAGCCGCCTTGATGTATGCCACTGTGTTGTAGCACGGCATCATAATTGTGACCTTCACGCCTTGCTCCAGTCGTAGTCGTCGTCATCCTCTCCAGCGCGTGCGCGTTCTTCAAAGATGTATTTGGGTTGGTAATTTTGCGTGTAGTCTACCCACGCCTCCTCGTACTTGATGTATTCCGAATTTGGAATAAAGAGGGGCGTCAGGCGCCCGTCCTCTTTGACTGACCCCAGACAGCGCGTTGCCGGTGTGCGTGTTGCACGCCAGACCTTCCGCGCTCGGCGCACACGTAACCACGCCTCCCTGACCTCCTCGGTCCACTGCGCCGCCTTCTCAGGTGGTAACTTTTTTAGGTTGGCTTCGTATTGCATGCGCTCGTTGTCTGTCATATCACTCCTTTGGTGTCAACATTTTGCCTTCGGCAATGGCGGTTTTGAGCACGCCAATGAACGCAAAATTTAGCAGGTACCTTGTCGCCAATGGGCCCATGTTAATGGTGCACTCACAGGACCCGTCGTCGTTCTCTTTGACTGTCTCTACATTGATGTAGTCAAAGTCTTTTAAGTCAACTTCTGAGATCATAATTAACTCGCTAGTTTGTACAGGCCGACGTTTGCAAACGCGTAGCCAAGGTACGTTAGACACATAGGCATGTTGCCCTTGAGCCCCTGCTCAATTGCCACGCCCGCATAAATTAGCCCTGTAAGGGCAATTAACCACCCGCTCATGCTATTTCACCTTAATTTTGACCCTATGGGGTCTACTGCACTCGGCCTCCACCAGCTTGGCAAACTTGCGCAACTCTTTGTCGTAGTCGCACGACCAGTCTATGGTCGCGCCCTTCGGTTTCCAGTCGCAGTCCGACCAAATGATAAAACCCGCCTGTTCGGCCAATTGTAGCATTCTAGCACGTTTCATGCCAACCCCCTGTATTTTAGTTCCGGACACTGGTAGGTGGTGCCCTTCCAGTCTGCGTGGTACGCGCTCCTGACCTTGTTGGCCTCGAACTCGGCCGCCTTCCTAGCCTTTGTGGCACGCTTGTACGCGTTTATCCTGTCCCTGTTGGCCTTTGCGTACTCGCGCTCTGTCTCGCGCTTACGCTCTAGGCGCTTTCGGTTTGCTTCCCACACGTCTCTAATATCGCCTTTAGCCATGGTTTTTATCCTTCAGTTTGGTTTCGATCTCTTTTGCAAAATCGTTAACGTGGCCACCATAGACAATTTTCCACCTGTCGCACATGGCCTGCAACTCTTGCTCTGTCAGTGGCCTCCATGGGCGCGTGTACTCCTGAATGTCATCGTCTATCTGCCTCTTGCGCCATCCTGTTGTCATGTCAGCCCCCTCTTAGCGCATGGTGCGCGTTCTGAGAACACCGCCGCCAGTAGGTGGTCGGCGCCCCTGTTGGGCCCGTGGTACCGCTCCAGTCCCTCGCGCGTCCACTTGAGCAGTGTGTCCTTTGTCGGTGGCATGCCACTGGGGCAGTGCACGATACCGGTCATGGCGTCGTAGGCGCCCTGCACGTAGCCGGTGGCCTGCACCGCGTCGGGTGTGTACGGGTGCTTGAGTGCCGCCTGAAGTTGCAGGATCGACAACTGTTGAGAGTGAGCACTCACTTCAAATAGGGCGCACCCTGTGATGATGAGGGCTTTAATTACGGGGTTCATGTCTTTGCTCCATCTCAGCCGCTAGGCTGTCTAATTGATCGTGTGCGTCGGGGTTCCATATCGCGTCGTCAATGGTCGGCCCTGTTAGGGTCTGGTGTATGGTCCACCTGTCTGCCTCTCGGGTAAACAAGGGCCGCAGGTACCGGCCCAACATGGCGTCGTTCACAAGTCGGTCGGCCCTTGCCCGCTCCAACTCGTACGACCGCTTGTAGGCCTCTGCTAGTTGTATCATTCTGTCAATCATAATCTTCTTCCGTTATTTGGTCTTTCTTGTACGCGTCCAGTGACACCGGTTGTCTCTGACTCACCACCAGTCTGTCGCGAACCCTGCTCTCTGTCAGGCCCGTCAACTTGGCCACCTCTTTGGGCGTGGGGTCCCTGTTCAGCACTTGGGCCAACTCGGTCTCCACCCGCTTGATCTTGCGCAGGTCCTCCTGTACCGCCACCGGCACGTGGATCAGTAGGGCTTTGTTCTCCACCGCACGTAGCACTTGGCTCTTGATCAGTGTGCGCGCGTAACTTGCAAACCTTCCCTGCGGTTTCCACCTGTGCGCGGCCTTCATCAGGGCCATGTAGCCCTCTTGCAGTAGGTCGTCGCGTGTCATACTGCTGTTTAGGTCCCACTGCGGCAACTTCTGCACGATGTACACCACCAGACCCATGTTGGCCTCCACCAACTGGTCGTGGGCCTCCTCGTCACCCTGCACAATCCGGTGGTGTAGTTCGATCTCTTGTTCCGCTGTCAGTAGCTGTCGTCTCATTATCGTTCCAGTGTTAGGCGCTCAATGTGGCGCGCAAACTTAATGTCGTTCTCACTCACGTCGTTGGGGTCGCATTGGTAGGTTGCGGTTGCACAGTCAATGATCTCTACTGCTGTCAGTTGGATGTAGGGTGCGGGTTTGTTGTATTCCAACATGGCCTGAACCCCGTCCTCTCTGCCGGCATCGTACGCGTCCCATGACTCACACTCGCACACGTAACGGGCCGCTTGGTGGCTTGCCTCTCTCGCAAACCCGTGTGGTGCCTTCGAGTGCGGGTTGCACTTGGGCGGTTGGGGGTCGGGGTGTTTTGTGCCTTGGTCGTACGCAAACTGCACCATCTCAATGGTGCGTGGGTCCACGTTGACTATTTGCAACATCTGCGTAATGTCATCTCTGTTCATGCTCAGGCTCCTTAATTGTTACGTCGGCCCACGCGGGCAGGTGCACCACGTCGCCCTCTTTGTTTTTGCAGTATGAATACGCGCCATCGACGCGGTAAAAATAGATTTCTTCGCCTGTGTCCAAAATGACTGTGCTATGTCTTGGTACGTCGTACAGCTTCATTTTGTTTCCTTCATCTTGGCAATTACGTCTGTGTACTCTTGGGCCTGTGGGGCCCGTAGGTCGAACACCTCAAAGGCGTTTTGGCCGCCCTGTCGCCAGTGCAGGTGGTCTTCGCAGGCCTGTGCAATTTGCTTGGCCTCCTTTTCGGTTGAGTAGAACCCCACCACGTCGGAACTCACGCCACACTCGATGCACCCCACGTTGAACACCATCCAAGGTTTTTGCTTCTTGGCGCCCTCGTAGATCACCTGCATGCGCAACTTGGACCTGCGCTCTGCCTCGTTGAAATCATCTTGGTTCATAGGTCATACTCCTCGTCGATTATTGGCCACACTAGCAGTGGGGTGTCCTTGCCAATATACGTGTTATCTATGTTGAAGTCAATGAAATCCATGGCCTCGTCCCACTCCATGCCGTCCCGCTCCATAAGTATGCTTACGATTTCCTTGCCGCTGTACACAAACACAGGCACACGTTCACCCTCTTGGTACGTCATGGCTGACCCTATGATCGCCTTGTCTAAGTTGGTCCATCTTTTCATTGTGTTCCTTTATGTTGCGTCTTACCACGTGCCTTGCGTCGGGCCTGCTTGCAAACCACTTGCTCAGTCTATTGTCGTCATCCTGCAATAGCCCTACTGGCCATCCGGTCTTTTTTACGTCTTGTCGTGCCATGATTTGCTCCAGTTTAAAAATGAGTACTTTAGTTTAGTTTTGTTCAGGGTGTTCAGGTTGTCGGGGTTATTTATTTATTTTATTAAAAAAAAAAAAAAAAAAAAAAAAATCAAAAATAGTAAAGTGACCCCGACACCCTGAACACCCTGAACAAGATGAGTACTAAGGTACTCATTTATTCAAAGTAGCAGATCAGAGCCAGTAAAACGAGGGCCCACCGGCCTTTGTCGGCCGCCCACAGGGCCAGTACACCAATTAAACCCGCGTACAGCATCAGTACACCACCCTGACCGGTGTATCCGGTGGGATACTGGCCTTAAAGGCCTCTATGGCCTCTAGGCGCGATTTTCCGAAGTACTGACGGCCTGACCCTGCCCAAACCACCCACTGCTCTGCCACAGCGTTATAAGCCACGTGTATGTTGATCATGTGATCTTCCCCTCATGGACCATTTTCTCAAACGTGTCGAACATGCGCTGAAAACGAATGTTGTACAACTCATGCAGACCCAACAGCACGTTCATCATGCGGTCCTCGTCTTGGTACAGGGCCTCGGTGTGGTAGATCATTTCAATGTCGTCTGTAACACCCCAACACTGCATGATCTGATCTTCCAGTGTGAATCGGTCTAGTTGTTTAATCATGCCACGCTCCGGTT